GAAGTGGGTTATCTGTCCCTTTTCAAGAGATGGAGCGAGTCTTCTCTTTCAACTGATTAATATGAGATATGAAAAGAAATCCACGTTGATTACTACGAATATCCCACTTTCTCAATGGTCTGAGTTTCTTCAAGATAAGAAATTAACGAATGCTTTATTGGACCGCTTGGTTCATCATTCTAAAGTCATTTCTATTACTGGAAAATCTTATAGAATGAAAGACTATAGTGAGAAGAAAACCAAAACCCCAAAAAGTAAATAAAGTGATGGGCCCAAAACCAACAATTTGGGTGGCCCATTTCCTACATTTTCAATGACCCAAAACCAACATTTTTAGATGGCCCTTGACAATTTAGTGACTATGTGTGAAGAGTTTCAGTCATTTCTAAATGATAATGAGCATGATGTTTTAGTTTTGAATCTTCCGCCACGTCATGGGAAATCTCTCACGCTTGGTAAATTTGTAGAGTGGGTGCTTGGTAATGACCACACGAAGAAAATCATGACTGGTTCATATAACGAAACTTTATCTACTGTCTTTTCTAAAAATGTTCGTAATACGCTTCAAGAAGAAAAAGCAGATGAGAACAAAATCGTTTACTCTGATATTTTCGATGCTGCAATTAAGTATGGAGATGCTGCGAAAAACCTTTGGAGTTTGTCGGACGGCTATAATAACTATCTGGCAACCTCTCCAACAGGGACTGCAACAGGTTTTGGTGCTGACATTATTATCATTGATGATGTTATCAAGAATGCTGAGGAAGCTAACAACGCGACAGTATTAGAAAAACATTGGGACTGGTTTGTTAATACCATGCTTTCACGTTTGGAGTCAGGCGGTAAAATCATAATCAATATGACTCGTTGGCATAGTGAAGACTTGGCTGGACGAGCTTTGCGTGAATTGCCTAAGAATGGCTATCGAGTAAAGCATATTAATTTCAAGGCTTTCAATGAACAAACGAATGAAATGCTTTGTGATGATGTTCTGACACTCGAAGATTATAAGCGTAAGGTAAAAACAATGGGTGCTGATATTGCCAGCGCCAACTACCAACAAGAGCCGATTGATGTCAAAGGTCGATTATATAGTGAGTTCCAAACCTACAATGCTCGTTCAGAGTACAAAAAGATTTGGAACTATTGCGATACTGCAGACACTGGGAAAGACTATCTCTGTTCGATTGTATGGGGCGAAACCTCAGACGGCTTTGCAGATGTGTTGGATATTATTTACACTCAAAAACCAATGGAATACACAGAAAACGCAGTGGCCAATCAATTAATTAATAACAGAGTAAATGCATCAAGAATCGAGCGCAACAATGGCGGTCGGTCTTTTGCTCGTTCTGTCAGGGATAAGATTCAAGGTAAAGTTGCTTGTGCTGTGGAAGATTTCTTCCAAGGAAATAATAAAGAAGCTCGGATTTATTCCAATAGTTATTGGATAGAGCAGCACGTTCGATTTCCCAATGACTGGAGAACTCGTTTCCCTGAATACTATCAAGCAATGACAACTTATCAGCGTGAAGGTAAAAATAAACACGATGATGCGCCAGATGCAACAACAGGTATTGCTGAGACAATGAGTGGTAAGAGACTCAAAGCTGGATTAAAATCATTCAGAATATAAGGAGGACTATGATTGAATTTGAAACCAATAAAATTAATGACATATAGCAGAGATGAAGAAATCACTGAAAAAGTTGTTAATGATTTTATGAAAAAACACCAAGAAGAAGTCGAGCGTTACGAATATCTTGGGAATATGTACAAGGGAATTATGGAAATTTCCAGTCAAAAAGCAAAAGATAGTTGGAAACCTGACAATCGTTTAACTAATAACTTCGCAAAATATATCGTTGATACTTTTGTTGGCTATTTTAACGGCATACCAATCAAGAAAACACACGATGATAAATCTGTGCTTGAGGCTATGCAGCTTTTTGATAACTTAAACGACATGGAAGACGAAGAAAGTGAACTTGCAAAAATTGCTTGTGTTTACGGTCGAGCTTATGAGCTGATGTATCAGAACGAAAGTACAGAAAGCGAAGTAATTTATTGTAGCCCGCTTAATGTTTTCATGGTATATGACGACAGCATTAAGCAAAAACCCCTATTCGCTGTGTATTATGGATTTGATGAAGAAGGTAATTTAAGCGGGACGGTTTATACACTATTAGAAACAATTTCAATAACTGGTAAAGCAGGCGAAGTTAAATTTGGCGAGAGTACTTATAACGTTTATTCTGATTTACCAATCGTTGAGTATAATTTCAACGAAGAAAGACAAAGTATTTTTGAACCAGTTCACTCACTAATTAATTCCTATAACAAGGTAACAAGTGAAAAAGCAAATGATGTTGAGTATTTTAGCGATCAATATTTAGTTTTCTTGGGTGCAGAAGTTGACGAAGAAGACGCTAAAAATATCAAAGATAACCGATTAATAAACTTCTTTGATAAAAATAGTAACGGGCAAGGCACCAATGCCGCAAAGGTAGATGTAAAATTCTTAGATAAGCCTGATAGCGATGTTCAGACAGAGAACTTACTCAATCGTTTGGAACGGTCGATATTTCAATTTACTATGGCTGCCAATATTTCAGATGAAAACTTCGGAAACTCTAGCGGTGTAGCTCTAGCTTATAAATTACAAGCAATGAGTAATTTAGCGTTATCATTTCAGCGTAAATTCCAAAGTGCTTTAAACAGACGATATTCTTTATGGTCTAGTCTTAGTACCAATGCTTCAAACAAAGACGCTTGGAAAGATATTGAGTACACCTTTACTCGTAATGAGCCTAAAGACATTAAAGAGCAAGCTGAAACTGCTAATATTCTAAAAGGTATTACTAGTGAAGAAACTGCTTTAAGTGTCATTTCCGTTATTCCAGATGTCCAAGCTGAAATGGAAAAAATCAAAAAAGAAGAAGCTTCTACAGCTATCTTTGACAAGGACAAGCAACCTAGTGAGAATGAAACAGATGCAGCAGTTTCTGAAACAAATGAGGAGTAACCTATGAAAACTCCTGATTACTGGAAAAAACGTGAGAAAGCTTGGCAAGAGCAACAAATCAAAGATGACACCAAACGCATGAAACAAATCATGGATAAGCTATTTGAAGCTCAAGAAGCCATTCAAAAAGAAATCAATGCCAACTGGCAGAACTTTGCGAATGGTCAAGGAATTTCTATCAGTGAAGCCATGAAACGTGCGGATAAAATGGATGTCAAAGCATTCGCCAATAAAGCTAAGAAATACGTTGAAGAAAAAGACTTTTCGCACCAAGCAAATCAAGTGTTGAAACTTTATAACTTGACCATGAGAGTGAATCGTTTAGAACTCCTGAAAGCAAATATTGGTTTGGAGCTTATTTCTGTATTTGACGATTTGGATAAATATTTCTCAAAAAGTTTGACTGGCGCAGCCCTCACAGAATTTGAAAGACAAGCCGGCATACTTGGCCTAAGTGTTCCCAAGAACGGTTATAACAGTTTAGTTGAATCAGTTCTTAATGGAAGTTATAAAGTCGAAGGATTTGCCAGTTTCTCTGACAAACTTTGGCAGTATCAATTTGAATTGAAAGCTGACATTGAAAAACTTCTCATTCGTTCAGTGACTGGCGGAATCAATCCGAAAGCACTAGCCCCACAACTTAAAAGGCTGATGACAGAAAAGGGAAAGCTCAATGCCACTTACAACGCCCAACGATTGCTTGTATCAGAAACAACGAGAATTCAAACAGCTATTCAAGAAGAAAGCTATAAAAAAGCTGATATTGAAAGTTATGAATATATTGCTGAACCGTCAGCTTGCCCTATCTGTGGAGCATTGAATGGTAAAATATTCAAACTTAAAGATATGTCGCCTGGTATTAATGCACCTAACATGCATCCGTTCTGTAGATGTAGCACAGCACCGCATGTTGATGATAAAGGTTTATGGGATGATTTACTTGATAGGAAAGTAATCAGTCAAGACGAATACAAGCAAGCTTTTGATGACAGGACAGAAGCCGACAAAGCGATTGAAGAATTGCGCAATAAAAGAAAAGGATAAAATTCTACTTATGGTAAAATAATATTAACGAAAGCGAGGTTATAGATGGCTAAAGATGATTTCTTTTATATCTCTTATAAAATTTTGGCTTACCTTTATCATGCAATGAAAAAAGGAGAAAAAATTGATCCAGGAGTTTTTGATCCACAGAATTACAGAGTGAGCTATCCCTATCTGAATGATATTCTTGAGGAACTAAAAGAAAATGGCTATATTAAAGGTGTATCTTTTATTGAAACCAAAGACGGTAAGTTAATTACTGGGTTATCTGATATAAAAATTACTATTAAGACCCGAATTGCTAGTTGATTATTTAGCCATGACTTGATACCCGATAGAATATCTTAAAGTCTCTGGTTCCAGTGATTTAGCTGATTTTAACAGTAAAGAATACGCTAAAAGTATCATCTCTAATTTCAATTGAAAACCTTGAGGCGAACGACTTTTACAACGCTCAGCTCCTAGATTTGTCAAAAAAGAGAAAACTCGCTCAATCACTTTTCTACGTTTTGAAAAATTAGGGAAAAGGATTTTCTTTTGCTTCATGTTCTTCCTGACAGGTGTCATTAGATCAATTCCTTTTAATTCCAGCCTATCATGCAGTGACTGACCTAG